GTAGCCATCTTGTCTAGCATCTCAATCAATTCAAATCTGTTTGACAGAGAAGAATTAGCCATGATGCCCTTCAAAATGATAGGCAAAACAGGAGTGTTAGGGCCAAGAGTCTGCAACAAAGCGATGAACTGTTGTTGCTCATGCTCTCTAGCAATGATTCCGAGTGCTGCCGTAGGAATGAACTTCATGTCCACAGTAGGATAACGCTCTGGATCGAACTGCATATAGCGGTAGGCTGCTTTGGTGATGAAGGGGATCATAAAATCCTCTTGGAAGTTCACCAAGGTACGCTTGTATTTCTTGATAATCGAGGCAGTAGCCATCGAAATACCACCCTGACCCGCATCTCTGGAGACAGCAGTAACCATTCCCTGTGAGTCTAAAGTACCTGTTGCCATCAAAAGCATACGTTCAAACTCTTTGGCAGTTGTCAGGTTAGACCCATCTGTATTGCCGAACTTGAACGGGAACAGAATCTCATTGGGATTTCCGTTTGTCAGGATAGCTTTACCTGGCTTAACTTCAAACTTAGCACCCCTTGGTAAACGGGTAGCATCCATAGCCATCATTGGGCTAGTTGTGAGAGCCAGTGAATCTAAGTGTGAACGAACTTGGGCATCTATAGCTTTTTGTGAGTTGTAAGCCTTCTCAACAGTACCACGACCCAACAAGCGATTAGGAACTGTATCGTCCTGATAAGCAAGGATTGGGCGATCCTTCATCATGTATGGGTTCTTTTCTGCCTTCAGAAGAGTCCCATCATTGGCGATAACTACGATAGCCTCAACCAAATCGGAATACTCATCCTGAATACTGTCTTCAGGAAATAAGTCTTCTACTTCACCATTCTCTTCGTTTTCTAGTTGCTCAAGATACTCTCTAGGAACTAAACCATAGTAAGTAAGAAGTTTAACTTTATCGTCTTCGTACTGAGAGACTTCTTGTGTAGGCTCTAAGTCTGTATCCATCGAGTCAGTGCCGACCTTTACCTTGCGGTAGATGCCTTCTTCTTGACCTTTAACGATCTTGTGGATAGAGACATACTTCTCGATGGCCACACCCATACAGTCATCAATAGATGTTCCATTGGGGTCAAACAGGAAATTACGGGGGTTAACAGGAACAATCTTGACTGCAATGCGGTCTTGTTCTACCACTCCGATAGCCGCTTGTCCCATTTGACCAGGTATTGCCTGAGTAGCGGGGACAAAGACTTTCTCTGTTTTGACAACAATCTCACCGATACCAGTACCATAGATTTCTGCCAACAACTCAATCTGGTCAATAGACTTACGAATCTTATCGACTTTGAAGTCTTCCATCAGTTGTGCTTTGATGGCAGCAACATCTAGGGGGCTACCATTGACATCACGAATATCGTCCTGAATGTCAAAGAACTCACCCTGACCGAAGATGGCTTCCATGATCTCAGCATGGCGGGTCTCTACGGCTTGTTGGGTAGCGGGGGTAACGATACGGCTACGCTCGGACTCACGGGTTTTGTCTTGGGCATCCCACTCACCATTGAAGATGCGCTCGTACTCTAGCCAATCATCAAGGCAATTGACATCTCTCCAATCCCTCCACCTGTCACAATGGTTGACAACAAAGTTAACTATCTCTTTGTCTGAGTCGCTAGGTTCTTGGAATTCCATTCTTATACCCCACTAATAATATCTACAGGTTGCCAATCCTCACTGTCATCTTCTTCCATGTAAGATGTAACAGCCAGTTGGTCAATGTAACTGAGGGAGTCAGGCAAGTCATCATGGACTCCTTGAGCAGGGAACAGGATTAACTGGTCTACAAACTCATCCCAATCTTCTTCCGAATTTAACACAATTCTGCCATGCTCGAACCTACCTTGTAAAGCCCAGATGATTCTGTCTGCTTTTTTTCTATTCCCGTGGGTCAAATCTATGATGTGAGCATAGGTGTTGTTCTTACGCATCAAGTCACTCAGATAGGGCAAAACAGCGTTCTTTAGCGCCCCCCTCTCTATCCCCACACTTAAAGGGCGGTAGTCCCGAATGGCAATCAGTATCTTAGAAGCGGTCTCTCGGATGTCCCAACGCCCATGTTCAATCTTCTCAACAAACCACTTCCCATCGTCTGTCACCTTAACGATTGAGATAGCAGACTCGTCTAGACGCTTCTTAGAATTGGCTGCTTGTTTGGCAACTTCCTCGAATCCTGCCAGGTCAACAGCGATGTAATAGCTTCCATGCTCAGGCTTTACCCCGTATTTGATCCACTCTTCCTTGAAAATATCCGAACCCGCATTGGTGAAAGAAGCCATAAACTCTTGCTTGAAAGCGAAGGAACTTAGGGTCTTTTTAGCGGAATCTATCTCTGCTTGGTCAATCAAGGGGTTATCAGCAGTGGTGAAGTGCCACGACTTCCAATCAGGATCATCCTCTGACTCGCCTAGTTTGAAGGTATCGTAGAACCAATTTCTACCTTTAGGAGTGCCAATAAAGAGTGCTCTCCCCCGTTTATCAGACAAACTTGCCCGAATGACCTGTTCCCAAGCCTCGGGTTTAATGTCTGCCACCTCATCGAGAACGGCATAGGTCAATGAGACACCACGAAGGGTATCAGGTCTATCCGCACCACGAACGTATATCCTAGCCCCGTTTATCAGGGTAATGTCCAAGTTGTTTACATGACTGCTCTGAATAACCTCTCTACCAAGGTCTAGCAGTAAGTCCCAAATAATCTGTCTTGATTGTCCCATAGTGGGACTAACGTAGAGAACCGCAGAGCCTTGTGGACACTTGAGTCCTTCTATCAGTAGGGTAACTGCCGCCATCCTACTCTTACCGCACCTACGCCCAGCAGCCACAACCTTAAACCTAGTCGTATCCTTAAATACCTCTTGTTGCCAGGGCAAGAGACTAAAGTTCAGATCAGCCATATTTAGCCTCTACATCTTCAGGTTGTTCAGTGTCCACTACCATTGGTTCTTGTCCTAAACCAGTGATATTGATGGTTACGGCACTTCTTTGAGACTTATCCTTTTCAAACAAAGAAACAGGAAGAGTCCTATCAAGACACATCTTGAGTGCTACCAATTGATGTGGATGCTCATCATTAAGGGCTATCTCAATAACCTTCTGAGCCACATCCTTACCTCCAGACCTAATCATAAGCTCTTTAAGCTCTTTGAGACGTTGATGGTCTGTCTTAGGTAGTACTAGGGGTGGATTGTCAGCAAACCTCTGTATGGTCATCTTAACGCTTCCCTTGGGCCTTCCTCGACCTCTCTTTAATGTTTCCACTTTTTTCCCTTTCTAGGAAGTGATTACCGATATTACCTTTTTTACCTTTTCAGAGGATAGGCGGGTACACAAATATCTACAGACCCAACCTACCCCCTCCCCCCCCCTACTGTATGCCCATCCACCTAGGGTTTACCCTTAAGGGTTTATACCTAAGGGTAGGGTTTTCACCTAAGGGTTTACCCTAAGTTTTGCGTTATGTTAAGTTGTTATGTTAAGTGGAGAAAGAGCAAAAGAGTTGGAGGGTGCTTTTCAGGTGTACTTAGATTCCTATCCATTCCCATCCATTTCATTTCAGTTACCTCTTCTTCCCTCTATCCATTCCTTATCTAACTCCCTATAGATTCATCTGTTAAGGGCTGATCCTTTATCCTCGGATAGGTTAGTTACGAACCCTATTGTATCCAATGGGTCTTCTGTTCTATACCCTATAGAGTGGAGATGATGGTACAGGGCTAACAAGTTCTCGAAACCTTGGCTAATGTTGCCTTGTCCAGCGGATAAAAGTATTTGCAGCTTTGGGTTGTCTAGTTTTCTTCGGAACTGGACTGTATCTGCCTTTGGGGGTCTAGCCATGCTTCTAACCTCTCCAGTAATTAAATTAAATTAATTGTACTTTATTAGGGTTTATCCCTATTTTTTTTGTCTGTCAATGAATTAATATTCCTTTAACCGGACTAGCGGAACTAGTGACTCTAAGGGTGTAAACAATGAACTTCTTTAAATCTGATCTCTTCCTTGACCTGGCTACTGCCGTTGTTGTCGGCCTAGCCCTGTGCGTTGGGCTGCTTGCTTACTTTGACGTATTAGTAAAGTAAATCTTTTGTTTTCTAGAATGGTGATCTAGAGGGGCTATGCTCGATGAGATTCCTGATGGTCTCGTTGAGTGCCTCTATCTGATCCATCTTCCTTATCGACCATGCCCTCTTTTGCCCGTGCCATCCAAGTACAGGATTCCGGTGGCAGTCTACACATAGGGCTATACAGGTGTACTGGAGACCCTGCTTAAAGTGATGGGCTTCTGATGGCCCTGATGCCTCGCATACTGAACATGGGAGACTTTTAACCCTTGCCAGGTGCAATCTCTCTTTTGCGTTCAGCTTGTTGTTCATTGGGTTGCTTTAATTTCCATTCGGGCTGAGTACTGTTCTGTTCGCCAGACCTCGATCCTAGCTTGGGCTGCGGTCATCATCCAACGATGCTTTTCCTCGATCTCTACGGCTTCCCTGATGCCTTCTAAGATGCCTACATAATCTGCATGGGCATAGGCATAGGTCTCTTGTTTACCCAAAACCTCAGTCCCTGCCTGGCTCATTAACTGAGCCTTGCGTGATTTAAGGAAACCCTCAAGGTAGATTCGACTAGCTTTAGCCTTGCTATAGGGTTCTGCCGTGTCAATCAAGAATTGTATGGCCTTGTGGGGATTGTCGCTCATGGCTGAATATCCGATGTTTGCTTAAAGTTGAGCTTATGGTGCTGAAAACGCATTGCTGCCTCACACTCTAATTCCTTAAATGCCTCGTCACTTAGCAATCCAATGACGTTGACACTTCTGTTTTGATACCAAATTTCTTTAATGGACTCGTTATAAGTGCCATCCTCGTCTGATGAATACTCATAAACTACTGTAACCACTTCGCTACCAGCACCCACTGTTGTGTCAAATTCCCAAGTTGATTCCATGATGTAACTCCTGTTAAAAATTAAATCTTACCTAATTGTTGGCGTAATACCATAGGGATTTACCCTAATCTAGGCATTCTTTTACGCAAATATCAACACCTGGCAGACTTGAGTAAACCTTGGTTACATGGATGTTTATGATCTGCGAGTCGTCATGGTAAACGACCCCGTTCATGCCATCTTCTACGCTCTTTAGGATATTGCTTGCGTCAGGCTTCTTTGTTGGCTTCTCTGACCCGTTATCAATGGCTTCTAACCGCTTTTTGGTGCATGACTTAGGGATTGGCACTCGAATATAGAGATAAAGGCTAACAGGGGTTTCCAATGGTTCAGAAGCACCCATTGCCTCGATTGCAGAATCTTTGATTAAAGTCTCATAGGTTCTAGTTTTCTCAGGGGTGTAAGTTTGCACAAAGTTTCCCCTTTTGACGTATCTAGCCCTTTGTTTGCCAACAGGGTTAGCGTCTACTTTGAAAGTGACCATAAATGTCATTTTAGGATTCTCCATGCGGTAGCTGCACACAAGGGGACTTGTCCATTTCCGAGGGCTTTAATTCTGTCCACCCTTGAGGCCATCCCATTAACCACTCTACCCACATCGGGTTCAGTTGCCCAGAAGTCTGACTCACACACATCTGCAAATTGACTTGTTTCCCAATCTCCATACGTCTTTGAATTGATGGATTGCTCAGATTTCCCCTGTCCTTGTAGTCCGCTACTTGTGGGGTTGGCCAATTCTTCTTCATTTCCAAGTTGACCGCATCTGATAGCTTCGCCCCGAATTTCGTTCCCGTAGTCAAGCTCGTTCTGACAAATCTGTTGTTCGTGAGTTCGATCCCGTTTTGTTTTGGGTTCATCCAATCCGATGACGTTGGAGTTGGCCATTTGTCGATGCGTTGTTTTAATGCTTTCCTGCTGTTGCTCCCACCATCTAATCCTGTCGTGTTGGGCGTGTGGAAGCTGTCCACGCCATTTGGCGACAATCCATATCCTGTCCCTCTGATGTGGCGCTCCAACGTCCGCTGCTCCCAACACTCCCCATTTCGCATCAAACCCCATTGCGGCCAGGTCTCCGAGAACTCTTCCAAGTCCCCTAGAAGTGAGCATTGGTGAGTTCTCCACAAAGACGTATCGGGGTCGTACTTCGTGAATGATCCTCGCCATTTCTCGCCACATTCCAGAGGCTTCTCCATCAATTCCTGCTCCTTTTCCTGCTGCGGAAATGTCGGTGCATGGAAAGCCGCCAGATACAACGTCAACAATTCCTCTCCAAGGCTCTCCTTTAAAGGTTTGTACGTCATCCCAAATCGGGAAAGGCGGGAGAAGCCCGTCATTTTGTCTGGCGCACAGTACGCTTGCGGGGTATTGCTCCCACTCGACTGCACAGACTGTTCTCCATCCAAGGAGATGTCCCCCAAGAATGCCTCCACCAGCACCTGCGAATAAAGCCAACTCATTCAATTTGTCCTTCTTTCATTTGACGCATATAAAACCTGACCCGATCTCTTGCTCCTGATCCATAGACCTTTTCGCAACGCTCAAGCCTGGCACGAACAAAATCATTGTCTCTCAGGGATTGCCAAGTTCGGTATATTTCCCTTGCTTCGGCTTTCTCTAGAACAACTCTGTCTCCTGCATTGGATATGTTTTTTCTACTGTATGCCATAGGTGTATACCCTAGTCCAAGTCGCCAGTAAGCTCTAAGGCTTGGTTTATCAGATGTATCGGAAATGGTACGCCTTCACGTACCTTATCCAGTAGTCTCATAGCTTCAAAGTAGTTCATGCTTTAGCTTCTTTTCTAAAACATAAGACCAAACCGCACCACCTGAAACCTTGGCTACAAACTGAAGCGCAACAATCTCAGGCATCAAAGCACCAAATGCAATCGTTGGAAAAAGTAGAGAGTCAACGGCAGCGCCAGCAGTATTTGAAACATTTGCTCGTTTAATCCATGACCCTGTGGTTTTTACAAAAATAGCCCAATCAACTATGGAAGCCGCCAAGAACGACACCGCAGAAGCTACTGCAATCATTCCCGAAGCAGGGTTTAAACCATAAGTGATTAAGCCAGTTCCGATAATCAAGCCACCCATTTGCCAAGTTTTAAGCCTGAAATGAAGCCAATCTCTCAAAGTCAGATCAAGTCCAATCAGTAAAAAAGCATTGATTGCGGTTACTGATGGGCCGAATGTCGCCACCAAAAGGTTTGCAGCAATCATTGCCACGGCATAAGCAATTAAAGCAAAGATCATAATTTTCTTTCTGTTTGGATAACAACGCCATGATGATTGGCAGTTAAAGTCTGCTCACCACCAAACAATACAAATAATTCATCTGCTATTCGTTCATGGAATGCTGATGTGTATTTGCCTACTTCCTCTAGGATTTTCTCAACCATTATTTGTTCAGAATGTTTGATTTCCAATTGATAAACTATTTGCTTGTTGTTTATTGGGCATAACGCAATAAACTTAGTTGTGTATTTGTTCATAAAAGTGTTTCTTGCTCCATTGGTTGATAAAAATTCCATTGAGAAGGCGCATTAAATGCTTCGATCCTAGAACGCATGACTTGCGCCCTGGCTTCTTTGGTTGGCGGCAGATAATTCCCATGCTTCCAATGCACATCAATGCCAACATTTCTGCCAATATTGGTACTGTCTGCTGATGAAAATGGTAATTTGGTAAAGATTGCAGGGTCTAGCATTCTCAAACCATGCAGTTTGCAAGCAGGTCTTCCCATGTCATCACAAATAACTCTCATGGCTTGCCCCATCTTGACCCACCAATTGGATGTTCCTACTGTAGAAAACTCCCCAGAACTACCAATGCAGACCCGCACATAGGTATTTGCAAGTTGTTCAAGTCTCATTAAAGATTCATGCATATGCCAAACTGGTGCGCCAAACCATGTCGGCAGCGGACAGTCTTTCAGCAAAGCATCGTTGTCTGCTTCAGTCCCATCAATAACGTCAGGAATTACTGCAAAGTCGCAAGAAGGAATTTTCTTAAGATTAAGTGACCAATCGTAGAAAGGCTGCCAATCTTGGATTGGATTGCCAGATCGCCAGGCAGAGAATGCTCCATTGTCTATGGCGAAAGACTGACACACCTCAATTGCTATTGAAAGCTGGTCAGAGTGAGCAAACGACACAAATGCATGACCATTCTCAATTGCTTTGACAGCTACTGTGGCAGGAGTTATTGGCAAGCCGTGATAGTGGATCATGCTCTTCCCCTTATTTGAGCCATCCTAGCCAATGTTTCTAGCGGAATAGGTGCTGCTTTTTTCGCATCTTCTGCAATCTTCAGCAAAGCAGGGTCAGGCTCATTTGATGGCGGAACAGTGAGCCTTACTTTGTCGGCAGGGTTTGGCTTAACAATCCACTCTGCTTTTAAACCTTGGCTACCTCGGCTGCACCATTCAGCCAAAAACTTCTCCAAAGGCCAACCAAGTATCTTTGCTTCAGCAATAGCACCATTCAAAACAGTTTGGGTAATCGGTGCTTTCTTGCTTTTACGCAAGGCTACCCAATCATTCCAAATTTGTTGAGAAACATCTGGTGGGCAAGCAACGACAGTTGCGCCCTCTCTCTTTGGTTTATGGTTAGTGGTTATTGGTTCTTGGTTAATGGTTGCTATTGGGGTAGCATTAGGGGGGCTAATAGCCTCCCCATTGGGGGGTGTTCCCCACCTCTTAGCCGCCCCACGTTTACCTGCTTCAGCAAACTCTTTGTACTGCTTGATTTCCTTGTCTGCACGAGGAGAAACAAAGCCATCTTCCGTTGAAATGAAGAACTCATTGAGGACAGTCATTACGTCTTCTTCATGCTCACGCATACCGATCTGACGAGCAATATCTCGGTGTTTTATGGGTTGTTCATGGAGAAAGTAAAAATCTAGCAAACGCCTGTAAGCT